ACGCCATTCTATTGTAAAACTGATAATGAAGCTCTACGAATGGTGTCTGATGCGGCTCGCTCTACTGAAACGCTCATCGGTACTCATCCGGAAGATTATAGCCTATATAATGTAGGCCAATTCGACGATAATGCTGGTAAGCTGATTCCGGAGAATGTTCCTGTCTTCATTGTGAAGGTTACTGAACTGGTAACCCGGTTACCTCAACCCTAAAAATTGGCGGCCTACGCTCGGGCCGCCTTTATCTTATCTGAAAGGAGTTATCCAAAAATTGGAAAATGTAAAAATCTTCTCGTATTATGATCGTCCTCCTTCTGTTGGTCTTGCTTGTAAAGACCCTTCGTTGACTCAACAACACTTCGCCGATGATGCTGATATAAATAACATCTTGGCTCGATTTCAAAAAACTGGTCTGCTGACAGACCCTCTCAATCCACCTTCTAATCGTCCCCAGTTCGGGGACTTCTCCCACGATTTCAATTATCAAGAAGCCCAAAATACGATTGCTTATGCAAATCAAGCTTTTATGGAGCTTCCCAGCGGCCTTCGCAAACGCTTCAATAATGACCCTGCGGAGCTTCTCGCCTTCTTGGAACAGGAGGAAAACCGAGATGCGGCAATATCTCTTGGGTTGGTTAATGCTAATGTTGACCCTAATGCTCTTGATCGGGCTAATGCTCCCGGCAAAGATGATCTTACTAACGGATAAAAACGACTCAAAAACTATCGTCGTTCCGGCCCAGCACAGTTACCCACTTGATGTAACTGTGCTGACTGACACCAAGAACTCTACTAATGTTCCTTCGGTGTCTAAAAAAGAAAAAGAAAAAGACCTAAAATCTTATGACTTCTCCTTTCCTAATTATCGTGACTATAACAAGGACATATTTCAAAATCCGTAGGAGGTATAATCTTGCAATCTGTAATGACTCATCAATTCAGCCAAATTCCTAGGGCTGATATTCCCCGATCTTCCTTTAACCGTAGCCATGGCTATAAAACTACGTTTGATTCCGGTTACTTGGTTCCTTTCTATGTTGATGAAGCCCTTCCCGGCGATACCTTCAACCTTCAGGCTTCTATATTCGCTCGTTTGTCTACTCCCATCGTTCCGATCATGGATAACCTCTACATGGACACTTTCTACTTTGCCGTTCCAATGCGGCTCCTTTGGGCTAATTTCCAAAAATTTAATGGGGAGCAACTTAACCCTGCTGATTCTACTGACTTTCTAATTCCTCAAGTAGTGGCCCCTGCTGGCGGCTGGCCTGTCGGAACTCTATCCGACTACTTTGGCCTTCCAACTGGTATTGCTGGCCTGTCTGTGTCCTCTATGTGGCATAGGGCCTATAATCTAATATGGAATGAGTGGTTCCGAGATGAAAACCTTCAAAACTCCGTTACTGTTCCGGTCACGGATGGACCGGACGCTAACACCTTATTCACGCTCTTGCGCCGGGGTAAACGGCATGATTACTTTACTTCCTGTTTACCATGGCCCCAAAAAGGTCCCGGTGTGGAAATCTCTATGGGTGCTAGTGCACCTGTCTTTGGGAATGGTGTCCTTGGCTTTACTGATGGGACTACTCCCTTTGGTCTGATTAATGGCAAGTCTTATCAGACTACTGGTCCTCAAACCTCTTGGAGTCCTCTTAAGTCCACTACTGCACTCGGCTTCCCTGTTGGCACTTCAAAATCGGCTAATTCCACAACTGGAACTGATTCAATTACTGGTCTATCTCTTGGTATCGTAACTACCGGAAATTCCGGTCTTTACGCTGATCTCTCACAGGCCGCTGCCGTGACTATTAATTCCATGCGTGAAGCTTTCCAAATCCAACGCTTAATGGAGAGGGACGCTAGAGGCGGTTCTCGTTATACTGAAATAATCCGCTCTCACTTTGGGGTTGTTTCTCCGGATGCTAGGCTCCAGCGTCCTGAATATCTCGGCGGTTCTTCCAGCCGGGTTATTATAAATCCTGTCCAGCAAAATTCTCAAACGGGTACGACTCCGCAAGGTCATCTTGCCGCTTTCGGTCTTGTTGCCGATACGAATCAAGGCTTTACAAAGTCTTTCGTTGAACACTCTGTAATTATTGGCCTTGTTAATGTTCGTGCTGACCTTACCTATCAGCAGGGTATTCCTAGGATGTTCTCTCGTTCTACTCGTTATGATTTCTACTGGCCCGCTCTTGCTCATCTTGGTGAACAGGCCGTTCTAAACAAAGAAATCTATGCCCAAGGTACTGCTGCAGATACTACAGTATTTGGGTATCAGGAAAGGTGGTCAGAATATAGATATTTCCCTTCTCAAATTACTGGAAAATTCCGTTCTACTTATTCTTCTCCTTTGGATTGTTGGCATCTCTCACAAAAATTCACCGCACTACCTACGCTTAACAGTACTTTTATCGAAGATAATCCTCCTATTGCTCGTGTCGTGGCCGTTGTCACGGAACCTCAATTCATATTTGATTCTTACTTAAGTCTCCATTGTGCCCGGCCTATGCCGATCTATTCTGTTCCCGGTCTTACGGATCACTTTTAATGGGTATGGAGGGCGGCGCCGGGATCGCTGGCGAAATAATATCCTCTGCGTTCAATGCCTTTCAGGCCGCTGGGACTCAACACTTTCAAAAAATGATGTCTAATACTGCTCATCAGCGAGAGGTAAAAGACCTGCGTGCTGCAGGTCTTAATCCTATCTTATCCGCTACTGGTGGTCGGGGTGCTTCTACTCCTGAAGGGGCCACTCCGGCCCCTATGCAAAATCCTCTAAAAAACTTTGTTACTGATTCCGCTACTTCTTCTAGGGTCGGAATCGAAAAATCTGCTTTAGCTAATGCCACTCGTGTGGCTGATGCTGATGTATCTCTCAAAAATGCTCAAACTAAAAATGTAGATTCTCAAACTGCCTTAAATGCTTTAACTGGTGCTAAGATTCAAGCTGAAACGACAGAAAGCACTGCTCGTTTACCTATTCATAGTGCTACTGTCGGTAAGCTGAATCAAGATATCCAGTTAATGGCAAGGCAAATCGAAATGTTTGCACCTCAAAAAGCTAAACTTGAAGCTGAAACTGCTCTTGCTGGTGCTTCTGCTGGGGCTCAAACTGCTCATTCTGCTCTAATGACTAAACAAGGTGAGTTTGTTGATCTACAAAAGACTCACCAAAACCTTCTCAATATTATCGAGGAATATAAAATTCCCGGATATTCTAATCAAGCTCGTGCAGAAAGTAAATTTAAAACTTCTGCCGAAAATGGTACTGGTGATATTACTACCTTTGGAAACTTCTTCAAACATATGAATCCATTCATGAAATAACTTAGCCGCCAGGGTAAGCGATTTTTGAAAAAATGAGCGAAACCCTAGCGGACGTTATACCAACGTCATAATAAAAAAAAGCCGATTTCGCTTGATCAAGATCTAAAATTAAGGAGGTATTATACCGATGTCACAATTTCGTAAAAAAATGAAGCCAAAAAATTCAAAGCGTTACTTCTCAAAAAATGCTTCTCGTACTCAATCTAAAAACCTTCAAAAGGTGCCCATGCGGGGCGGATTCAGAATCTAATTGGCGTGCTATCACCCTATACAGGCGTATCGGTCCCGCTCTGGACTTACGCAAGGGGGTAAAGCATGGCCTATCGTATTCTCTCCGAAGGATGGATACATAGATTTACCTATCAAGGTCCCCTGTGGTCAATGTATCGGATGCAGATTAGAAAGGAGCCGCCAATGGGCGGTTAGGTGCTTACATGAATCCCAACTACATGAAAATAATTGCTTTATTACTCTTACTTACAACAGCAGTAATCTTCCCTCAGATGGTTCCCTCAATAAAAGAGATATTACCTGCTTTCTTAAGCGTTTAAGAAAACGCTTCGGCCCAAAAATTCGCTTCTTCCAATGTGGCGAATATGGTTCTCTGTTCTCTCGTCCTCATCATCATGCTATTCTATTCAATTTCGACTTTCCGGACAAAGTTCTTTGGTCAACTAATCATGGTACTGCTCTCTATCGCTCGGCTATCCTTGAAGAATTATGGCCCTTCGGCTTCTGTACGGTTGGTAATGTTACGTTTGAATCTGCTGCCTACGTTGCGAGGTATATAACTAAAAAAATTACTGGCAAAAATGCGGCAGATCACTATGGGGAGCGGCTCCCTGAGTTTATAACAATGAGCCGCCGTCCCGGTATCGCTCGTGATTGGTTCGAAAAATATTGTGATGATGTATACCCAAAAGATGAGGTTGTTGTTCGTCATGGATTAATCTGTAAACCTCCTAGATATTATGATAAAATCTTTGATTTGACAAATGCCGATTTACTAATTAAAATAAAGGCCAAGAGGACGCAAAAGGCCAAATTGAATTGTGAAAACAATTCGTATGAGCGGCTCGATGTACGAGAGCGAGTACAAAAGGCTCGCTTTGAAAAGCTGATTCGTCCTCTAGAAAATTAATGGGGTGATAAAAATTGATTGTTAAGGTCTATACTCTCTTTGATGAGAAAGCCGCTTTCTATGGTTCGCCATTCTACTGTAAAACTGATAATGAAGCTCTACGAATGGTGTCTGATGCGGCTCGCTCTACTGAAACGCTCATCGGTACTCATCCGGAAGATTA